TTACTGACCGATGGCCGGGGTTGAGAGATCCGCCATCGGCCCGAGCCTGATCGCATCATGCAGGTGCTCGGGAGCCAAATGCGCGTACCGCATCGTCATATTCAGCGACGCATGACCCAGGATCTCTTTCAGCGTCACGATATGCCCACCGCCCATGATGAAGTGAGCCGCGAAGGTGTGGCGCAAGATATGGCTTGCCTGCCCGCGTGGTGGCTTGATCGAGGTCGAGAGAAGCACCATGCGAAACACACCGATGCAGTTGGTGAACGGCCCGTGCGCTTGCCAATGCTTCCTGATCGCTGCCACCAGTTCCGGCGTGACCGGGACCATCCGCACCCGCTTGGACTTCGTATTGGCGAACACCAGGGCATTGCCTCGAATCCGCTCCGGTCGCAGCGCTTGAGCCTCACCCCACCTTGCCCCAGTCGCTAGGCAGATTCGCGCCACCATGGCCGGATGTGGAGACGTGGTGCGCGCCTGGAGCGCTTCGAGCAGTTCGACGATCTGCGGCTTCGTCAGGTAGGCCAAGGGCCGCTCTTGCAACCGGACCGGGCGAATACGGGTGAACGGGCAGGGATAGTCGATCACGTCGAGCTTGTGCAGCTCGTTGTAAACGGCCTTCAGGTAACCGAGACGATTGTTCGCCGTCTTGCCGGTTACGCCTGCTGCTATCCAGCGGGCACGTGTGGCGGCAATCTTGGCGCCATCGACCATACGAGCCACCGGGTCACTCATGGCCTTTGCGCATGCCCGCAGGATCGCCACACGCCGAACACCATCGGAGAGCGAGACGCCGTGAAGATCGAACCACAGTTCAACCAGCTCGGAGAGCCTGCGCTTGTCCTTTGGACGGGGTGCCCAATCAGGCGTTTCGGTGCACCTGGATCGGCAGGTCGCCTCGAAGCGCATCGCTTCAGCTTTGGTCTTCAGCGTCTTACGAAAACGACGCCCTTTCACCGGCTCAACGTCGACTTTCCAGCGACCATCAGGCAGTTGCGCGATCGCCATCAGACCGCCCTACCCCATCGAACATGCCTTTCTTGCAGCAGGTTCTTGATGTGCTTGTACAGATCCCGCTCGCTCATGTCCTTGGCGGCGTAGTGATCACGAATGACCGGCCAACATTCCCAATCTTTCAGTCGATCAAATGCGGTTTTAGCGCCCACTCGCTCCCGTGCCAGCAGGCTTACGAAGTTTCCCAGGAAGAGCTCGACGTTCTTGCCCGAAAAGCCCCGCGAGGTCTTGTAGTACCGCTTGTACTCGGTTTCATCCACCAGGGAATCAACCGGCACATCGACTCGAACATCATCACGGATGAGCGTCCAGATCGGCTCGTATTGCCCTGGCCGATGCAGCAACTTGAACTGGCACAGCCCGTAGCGCCAAAGACCGTCCAGATGGCCCGCGAAGGCTGCGAAGGAATCCGTTTCGATGGCTTCACCTGTCTTAGCGCTGATCGACCCGCTGGCGAACTGCTGAATGACCGAATGGTGATAACGCAGCTCGATGCGCCACACGTCAGCCTCTGGGTTGTAGTTATCCGGATCGGTCGCATCGAAGGAATCACTACGACGCCAGACGCTTTCCCAGAAATCGAGCTTATCGGTCGCCCGGGCCTGTTCGGTCTTGTTGTAGATGCAGAGCTGGACGCCACCGGCAGAGCCGAACATGGACGTTTCGCCACGACCGTAGACGCTGGACTTGGTCGCCCAGTTGATTTCGTTGATGCCCGAGATATCCCGGTGTGTCCGTGCTCGACAGTGCAGGCGCGCCACCAGATCCACCGGAGGCTTCCAGCCTTGCAGATCCAGGGCGAGGTGCACGGCGCATTGGTTGCGTTCGCGATGGGTCATCACGGCTGCAGCGTAATAATCCATGCGCTCCTGCAGACGCTCAGGCGACAGCGCGTCGATGGCGTGCGGTGACACTTCGATCTTCAGATGAGGCCCAATGTTTTCCAGCTTGGCGTTGAAATTCTTGATGAGCAGGATGAATCCAAGGTCGGCGTTCTGGAGCTTGTACTGATAGCCAGAGTCCCGCCCTACCCGACCGGAGTGCCAGAACTCCCCGGCGAACTCGACCATCGCGCCCGGTTTCTCGAACAGCGCCATGATTTCCGGACGGATCAATCCACGATAGAGCTGACGGACCGTATCGACACCACAACGGAGTAGCCGAACGCTAGATAGATCGACTATCCGAGCGGTACCCGAATCAACAAACAGTCGGCTGTGACAATCTTCCAAGCCAGTCAGGATGTCGATTCGTTTGAAGTCCTTATTCGCCATTCCGTTTTCCCCTTTACTCTGGATTACTCTGGTTGCTCACTAGGGTTTATCTGACGTGTTACAGGGACGTCAGCGCGCGAGGCACGCCGGCTCGTGCCTCGCCGTGCGTGCCACTGACGCGCTGACGGTCATCACCACAGAAAGCGTTCCTTCTCATAGGGCACCACGACTACGGAAGTACCCTTGGGAGCAGTTTCCAAGGCCCCGGAAACTGCTTGCTCGAATGACCGAGGCTGACTATTGCCAGCCTGCATAGGTGCTTGCGGCGGCTTCGGATCGGGCCGCGCGGGGTCGAAATAGCCGTGCTCGACGGCGTTCTTGCAAAACGAGAATGACGTTTTGTGCCATGTACCCTGCTGGGAATAGCACTCGCACATGTAGCCCTTGCCACCGGCACGAATGACTCGATAGCGATTTCGATTGCGCTCGATATAGCCCTGATCGGAACTCATGACGCAGGAAAGCTTGGGATAGGTTTGAGGCTTGGTCAGCTCGTCATAGATCGGCGCCGAGCTGGGAACATCAGGAATGCGAGGCGTGCGCAGTGCGGCATATCGCTCAGCCGTCATCGGCACGGACTGCTGGCCGGACTTGTCGCCCGGGCGAATGAACGCATCCACCGAGCTTTTAACCTGGTCGACCACGCTGCCGGTTTGCTCCGAGCTGGTTTGCGCAGTAGCGGCCTGCTGTTTCTCGCTGTCGAAGCGACCATAGGCGCGATAGACCAAGATGGCCGCGACTATGATGACGCACAGCGCCAAGATGAACTTCGTCGGGACCTTGGTCTGGAAGTGGTGCTTGGCGTTCGTACTGGTATATGCACCGAAGTAGCGCTTATCGAGCCGAAGCGATTTTTTCTCAGCATCCTTGAAGCTGGTTTTCACCTCGACCTTTTCCACCACCACTTCGGATTCGAAGCGAAGCAACTGCGATGACTTGAATACGCGCCAGTAGTGGATATGGCTGTTACACAGGCGACGCAGGTGCACGTCCAGATAGCGTGGATCTTGCGTGACCAGATGCACTTCGTGGCCTTGGTGACGCATGGTCTCGAAGCGGGTGATGTGCTCCGGTGGCCGGGCGCGCGGATCGCGTGCACCGAACCAACCTTGAGCCTCATCGACCACGATGATCGAGTCGGCCGGCAGCTCAAACCACTTCTCCGGTTCCTCAAACTCGAACCACTGCGCTTGCAGTTGTTCGGGCTTGAGGCCGTTGATGTTGTGGTAGTAGACGACGCGGCCTTGGGTGTGGGCGCTCTGGTCCACTTCGCGAATGGTGTTGAGGGTCTTGCCGTGACCGGGTTTGCCGGTGCGGATAACGAGCATGACGGCGGCCCCTTATGCTTCGATGGAGCCAGACGTATTGCCCGGTTTGCGCCAGACTTGAGCACGGCGAATGTCAGCCGCCTTGTCGATCCCAGCGAGGATGAAACGCGTAGAAATCGCGGCAAAGTAAATGTTTACCACTACATCGAACTTAGCCAACCCAAGAATGCCCTGAATTACCGGCCCTACATCCCCCATCTTTCCGAATAGATAATCCTGCGCCTCCTGCATGATCACGTTGAAACCGTAATAGGTGATAAAACCCCAACCGAGCATTCGCAGCACCATCTTCACCAGCGGACCGACAATGATGATGAGCAACTGAGCAATAAACATGAAGTGCATTACTGACCTCCTACGGAGCGGCCCACATAGAGCGCGGCAATTACAGTGGCGACCGCCACGAACAGACCGCTCAAACTACTGGCGGCATGACAAAGAGGCTCATAACTAAACTCAAAAGCGCGCCCACCACCAATACGCAAAACAACTCTTTCTGCTGCGGGACAAACTTCGGGCAGAAAGCGAGCACCCTGAGAAACGAAAGAAGGGAGCTGTATATAACCGGAGCCCTCGTCAAGAGTGAATTCTTCACCCTGAAAGAGCCCTTCAATATCGGTTTTATATTTGCCGAAATCGGCTTGCTCCTCAGCATGGCAACGCTGTGCCTTTTGCTGTCGAAGAATGGCGCACTGGACAGCATCGCCGGTGCATACTAATTGCTGGTCGCAATTGGCTCCCGAAGCGCTGCCGCCATCTCCGTCGCCATCACCGCCACCGGTATCACCACCACCGCCCGTATCGCCACCACCACCGGTGTCACCGCCACCGCCCGTATCACCGCCACCAGTATCGCCACCACCACCCGTATCACCGCCGCCACCGGTGTCGCCGCCACCGCCTGTATCGCCGCCACCGCCTGTATCACCACCGCCCGGCTCTTCAGGCTCAGGCTCTTCAGGAGATGGAGGCGCGGGGGGCGTGAAAAAAGGATCTGCACTAGAGGCGGAACAAGCAGAACCAGTTAATTCATAAGTCAGGTTTTCGTAAACCAATGTATCAGTGTCGTCAGGTAACGTATAAGCTCCGTCAGAGCCGTCACCACCAACATATCGCGCATCACAGCCAGGAAAACATTGATTAGAAGCGTAATAAGAACCGAAATCCTGATACTCACCATTATTATCACGACCAACAGGAACGCCAATCGTTTTAGTATCACCAGCAATACAAACATATTTTTCAGCTCTAATTAAAACACCACTCGAATGGCCAGACGACAACCTGTCGCCATAATTGGCACTGCCAACCTTACCGTCATACAAAAAAATGCATTCATTAGCGGAGCCAGAGGTAGACGGGCGGACTTCCTTAGCGGGAAGCTTCACATAACTGGAAATTGATATCGGATCAACTAATGATAACGGGGTCTGCAAACAAACAAGATGTGCCTCAACGTCGTAAACATCAGCAATAGACAATTTATAAGTTGAAGCGGCATGCGAGCAAAGCGAAAGCATAGCCAGGGTAAAAACACTAACACCCCGAAACCAGAGAAAAAAACACCTGACATCCATATTCACACCCGCCCAAAAAACACGAGGTAAAACGCCAGGGTGGAAAGGATCAGGACGTACAGTTCGTAGCTCATCGGCGTTTCCCTGGAAGAGAAAACCCCGCCGGAGCGGGGTTTGTTTGCTTCGGCACATGCAGTGCGCGGTTCCCGGTTACAGGGCGCGGCGGATGTACTTGAACGCCATGGCGGCGATGATGACCCCCAGCACCGCGGTGCCGATGGTGCCGACGTCGGTGCCAGCTTCGGCCAACGCCGCAGTTGCTTCGGCCCCCACAGCGGCATAAGCAGAACCGGCAGCAACCGACATAGCAGCGGCAGCGCCGATGCCAACCTTCTTAACGAATTGCTTCATATAAACCTCGCAGTTACAGGACTTTTTTCAGGACCAGAAAACCGAACACGGTGGCGAACAACACAATCGCTTCGCCCTGTAGCTCGGTGACCTGTTCCCAGGTGAGTGCAGCGCCGTAGAGGCTCTGCATTTCCTCGACCGTGAGGGCGACCAGCGAGCCGGAGCAGATGGGCGAGCCATCGGCGCCTTGCAGCCAGTCACCGTCACAGGCGAGGAAATTCATGCACCGGCCTCGAGGAGGTCGGCGGCTTGTTCGAGCGGTTCGCAGTCGGGGCAGACGGCGAAATGGGGCGGCAGGTTGAGGTCCGGCAGCAGATCGCTTTGCGGGGCAGGCAGCGCCATGAGCTTGCCCATGTCATTGCCGCAGCAGTCGCAGATCACTCGGTCACTGATCAACATGGCCGCCCCTCCCTTAGTTGGCTTTGGCCGGCTCCGGCTGAGTGCCGGAAGGCTTAGCGGTCTGGTGAGCGGCCGGCTGGGTCGGCTTGGCGGCTTGAGTGGCAGCGGCCTTTACCGGCTCGACGTGCAGGACGATGAACTTGCCGGTGTTCTTGGAACCGCGCTCGATTTCAGTGGTGACGCGGATCGGTTCCAGCACATCGAGGCCTTCGCAGGCGGCCCACACTTCGTCCAGGGCCTCTTCGGAGACATTCATCGACAGGATGGAAATGCCCAGGTCACGCTTGCCGTCCGGCTCGTCACCGACAAACAGCTTCACCAGCTTCACGTTGTCGAACTCAACTTTCTCTGCGCTGAGAAATGCAACTTCCATGATCGAACGTGCCATTTGTGTTTCCTCTCTCTAGTTGCGCTTTATTGCGCGGCTTTGCTTTCTGTAGGCCGAGCGATCCCGAACCGGTGAACTCGCAAGTTCGCCGAGGTGATCTGTTACTTGGCCTACCGGTTAAAAGGTCGCGTTGTGCGTGTTCTCTAGTTGGTTAACACCAAGGGCTTTGCCCTTGTCATCCCACTCTCGCCGCCGAGGGCTCGGGAGCGCGGGGCGGTGAAGCTGCCCCACACTCACGAGCGGAGGCTGTTTCGGTTTGTGCAAGGTCAAGGGTGAAGGCTTCGCCCCGTGCTTCCGTTCGCCGGATCGATGAAGCGTGATCCGACGAGCCGGGAGCGCGGCCCTGGACCTGGACAGGCCGAGCAGGATTAGCGAGCTGACTCTTCACATAGCCGCCCCACTGCGCGGCGATGGCATCCGCAATGCCCTGATAGGTACGCGAGCGGTTCTTCCAGCGGTCCGGTCCAGGTGCCATGTGATGCACAGTCGGTTCGCGACCGTCGACGATTTCGGTAGGCACCAGGAGCGGCAGGTTCTGGAGCCACCAGCAGGTGCGCTTCAACTCGCCATGACCGAACTGCCAAGGCTGAATGGTCTGGTCCGGCTTGCGAATGTGGGTGGAGATCACCGAAACAGGGTTCTCCAGTCCCTTGAACCGGATCGGAGCAGCCAGGAGCTTGCGAACGAAATCCAGAGCGCGGGCTTGGCGGCCATCGGCGATCTTGGCGGCGAAGTGTCGAGCACCAGAAACAGCCAAGTCCGTGCAGGGTGGATGGGCGATCAGCAGATCCCATCCCCAGTCGAGAACGTCCAGCACATCACCCTGGATGTGCTCACCCTCGGTTTCGGACGGCAGCAGGTCGCAGCTGACCGCGTAGAAACCGGCGCGGGTCAGCGCATCGCGGACACGACCGGAGAACTCGCAGGCAACGAGAGCGGTTGGCTGTCTCATGCCATCACCCCACCAGCTCGAACGGTTCGTGAATCGGGACGTAAGGCGTTGGCCGGCCAGTGTCGAGCACAACGCTCCAGTACTTCGGCGGTCGGGCGGGTGGCGTGTGCTTCTCGCAGATAAATGCCGGTTCCACCTTCCATTCCGAAAGCAGAGGCTTCCAGAACCCACCGACGCGGCCCATTTGCAGCGTGCGAATCGGCACCGCAGACGCGGGGCGGCATTGGGCGCAGGGTGTGGACCGGGAGCGAGCGGGTTTCGCCATTTCGCGTCGGGACCAGCAGACAGAGCAGTCGCAGTCCGATGCGTGGGGAAGCCGGTTGTAGGCGCTCATGGTCGATGGCCTCATTCATCGACGTAGTCCCCCGCGCAGAAGATGGTTTTGCCCCGGTCGAGGTCGCGGCGGATGCGGTGCAGGTTGATGACGCGGTGACGGCCGATTTTCACGGTCGGCAGGGCGTGGCTTTCGATCCAGCCGCGCACCACGTCTTCGGTGATTTGCTCCATGCCCAGGAGCTGAGCCAGCACGTATTTAGTGCAGAACGGTGCGTCGCGGAAATCCGTTACGCGTTGGGAGTCTCCCGAAATCGAAAGCCCCACTACACCAGACTGTTCCA